ACCAGATTTAATTTCTGGTCCTAGTTTAGCCTATTCAGCTGACAGTGCGGTTAGGAAGATAATCTTCGATGTCGTCGTACGCAGGTGCGTCATCGGGCTGGATGTAGCAAATCTCAACGACGAGGTAACCAACTTTACCAGCGGTAGAATCGGCATCCGAAATGTACACACCACCAGAAGTGGAGGTGTCGTTAGCGGCGCCCTTGGCAAACACCTTCATGGTGACAGCACCAGTGTTGGTGTAGTACAGCACACCACCAGACACACCGGCAGCACCGGTGGCAGTCAGGATGGGGTTGGTACCAAAGGCTTGGCTACCACCAGCGAAGTAGATCTTGGTGGCGGCATCACCAGACACAGAGGAAGTCAGGTTGGCTTGCACCACGCCTTCACCCACGCCAGAGGCGGCGGTAGGGCCGCTGGAATCGCGACCGAAGGAGATCACGTTACCGGTGGCGGCATACACACCAGAAGCCACACGGCCATCGCCCCAGCCAGAAGCCACGGAGATCGCAGTGCGATACACGTAGATGGGGAGGGTGGCGCTACCAGAGATCACCATGCCGGTGATGTCAGGACGAGTGTCGTCTTGGCGGTAGGGGGAAGGCACGATCACGTTGCCGGTCACCAGGGGAGTGCCCGAGGTGGCAGACACAGACACATAACCACGCTGCTGGAAGTAGCGATAACCAGGGACGGCCAGCACAGAAGTGGGGCCGCCCTTGGAGGCGTTATTGGTGCCGTCATCGTTGGTATCAATGTTCTTGTACCAACCGTTCAGAGGCTCTGCCCAGTTGCCTGGGTAGATTTTTTTAGCGGATAAATAGGACATTTATTTCTCCAGTTTTAGGTTTTATTTTATAAATCAGACGGTACCGTCATCAGACACATAGCTGAACGCGGTGGTCACGAAGTCCTTGTTCAGGATTTCGAAGCCAGCGTACAGTTGCCAAATCAGAATGATGAAGCGGCTGAAGTCGTCGTTGTTGTTGATCAGCACTTGGGCGTTCGGGCCGCCGATACCAACACCGATAGCCTGAGGACCAAAGAAGTAACCTTGGGCAACTTCTTGGTTGGCGTAGCTGCCGCCGGTGCCAGCGAAGGAGGTGCTGACGTTCTTGGTCGGGAAGTTGGTCGATTCGAAGAACTTAACACCTTCGAACTGAACACCAGTGGGCATCACCGGTTCGCCAGCCAGGAAATAGCCTTGGCCAGCTTGGGGACCCATGTAGAAGCTGGTGTTGTTAGGCATCATGGGATTACCCATGTACATGCCTTGACCAGGATTACCGGAGTAACGAGCAATCTCACGGAAGTCGGTGTCACGACGCAGGTGCATCATGAATGTGGGATCGCAGATGCAACGATACAGACCATCGGAGAAGGTCGGCACGTTACGCTTACGCAGATCCTTGACAACAGTCAGAAGGTCAGTGCGCACCGAGAACTGCTGAAGGTCAGCGGTGTACTCGGTAGAGGTGTAGGTGATTTGACCGGAAGAGTTCTTGATCTTACCACCAGGGAAGTAATAACCACCTTGGGTTGCGGAGGCAACACCATTGGCTTCGGCTTTGGCGAGTTCGTCGATGAACACGCGGTCGCGCCAACGGCGGTAGTCGTCAAGCAGGGTCAGGCTGCCGATCGACTGGTGGAACATATTCAGGTTGCCGGTATCCAGCAGCAGACGCTGGGCGGTAACCAGAGTTTCACGAGCAATCTTGAAGGTGCTGGGCTGGGTCGGATCGCCCGGGTCAGCAGGACCGGTGTATTCCTTCAGCACAACAAGCACCTTCTCTTTGGTGATGTTGCGGCTGTTGGCAGTACCGATGGTTTGGTCAGCCACGCGCTCACGGCTGTCCTTAGTGCCAGGGGTACCCCAGAACTTGTAGCGGTCTAACTGAACGGTTTGACCAGGCTGACGGGTGAAGTCGTGGACGACCACGGGCTCCACAGCCATTTCAGCGATGTACGCAGGGTGCGGACGATAGAGTTCCGCGCCGAGAATTTTTGGGAAATCGTTATCAAGAAACACTTTGTTTTATCCTCCAGTGTCGCAGGAAGTGTTTTATCGGGTGAAAGATTCAGACATTACTATGTCTTATCTAACACAAATTTTAGCAGTTGGTAATTTATTCAAAAACTACATGTACTGCATTGTGGGTGTTTTGTATCGTGCACCCTCAGAATTGCTGGAACCGTAAGATTCAGGATCAACGGCACCTGTGAAGCCAGGAACACCAAAGGCGCCTGGAACAGCACCTGCAGCCATACCACCTAAACCAGCGAGAGAAGCTGCGCCAGGAACAGCTAAAGTAGCGGCAGTTTTTTGAACTGTGCTAGCGGGAACATTTCCGGCAGCCACATAAGCACCCCGAAGCACATCCCGCATCTTGCCCAATGCTTCTGCCCGCTTACCGCCAGGAGGCACAGATTCAATGGCAGCGCTTAATGCTTTGCCAGCTGGAACAATGGCACTTTGCATTGCTTCGCCAATGACAGGTGCATAGCGCCCGGCTAACCGAGCGGCACCTAAACCACCACGCGCACCAAGTGCAGCAGCTGCTCCACCCAAGGCGGCAGTGCCAGGGGCTTCACCTTGACCGGCAAGAGCCCCGCCAACCGCAAGACCTGCGGCGGCGGGAAGCCCATAAGCCAGTAACGGACGTGTTTGTCCTAATGGCCGCATGGCCGTCACTCCATTACAAACAGTTTGTTGGCAACAACTTGAGGCTGGGCTTGATTCAGAATGCGCCAGGCATTCTGGGGATCACGCGCCATGATGTCGTTAAAGTTGCCCCAGAAGTTTTCAGGTTGCTGAGGAGCCGAGGCGGCAGGAGGAGCCGGGAACTCATTCATTTGGTAATCAACCGCTTCGGTGGGATAACCACGAGTTTCCAGTTGAGCCTCGTTTTCGTACACAGGGTACGGACCTTCAGGACCAAAGAACTTCAGGGTGTAATCGCTGAGCACATCGGGGTTCGTAAGAATCTCGTTGTAAGCCAGGTTCTCCTGGTGCTCATTCACCGCAAAGTTTGCGTAACCCTTAATGGTTTCAGCGGCGCGGTTTCCCCACTCGACGGCGCTGTCCAGCATCCCTTCCAGATTCAGGGCGTACTGGTTCAGAATTGCCGGTGCTTCGATTCCGAACGCGTCCACCACTTGGCGGCTGTCCTGGCTCATTCCCAGGTAATCCGCGATTTGCTCCAAGGATGGTGTCGAGGAGGTTTGGGAAGAGCTGGGCGAGTAAGCCTGGTTGAGATACGAGGTCGGCGCTGCCGATTGTTGCGTAGCTTGGGCGCTGTTCAACCCGTAGTTGGCCGGGGAAAACTGAGTCGTCGGAGCCGACGGTTGACCCTGGAACGGGGATTGGACTGGAGCGCTCAGCAGGTTGACTACTTTGTTGAACGCCGATTCCCAGGGATTGCTCTGCGGAGCCTCCGGTTGGGATTGGGGGGCGTACTGAGTAGGGCTGGATTGGTAGCTGGGGATCCCCTGAGGTACCGCTTGGGGGTAGCTCGTACCCACTTGATACGCCATCGGTGCCGGAGCCGCTTGCTGCGGAGCTGCCACCACGTAGCTGCTGGGAGCCACCGCCGCCGGTGCTTGGCTCGTCTGTGGGATCGATTGGACGGTAGCGTCCTGCATAACTCATCTCCTTTTGTAGAGCTTCTAAAGTGCGATACAGATATGGGGTTAAATCCAATCGCGGATCCGCAGCCATCGGTAAATCCGGTGATTGCGGGTGGGGGGTCTGCATCATTCCTCCCACGAGGCGAGCGAAAGAAGAATATGCATTCTGTAATTCACCCACCATCCTGAACGGGAACCCCGATAGCATCGCGGCCCGCTCCTCATCCGTTTTTGACGGGAAGAGGTATTTCAGTGCTTCAATGCTATCAACACCTAATTCTTGCAGATTTCGTACAACAATGGAGTTATTTAATACATCTTGGGTTGAATCTTCGTAAACAGGACCAAGCCAACGCCACAACATTGTGACATCACCGTCTGGAATTAAGCCAAGAACACCGGGGGGTATTTGCTGTGTCTTAAGGCAAGCCATCATTAACTGCTTGACTTGATCTTCAAACATCGAAATCGCATCTTCGTAAGCAGCAATGTCTTGATCGGAAGCGTTGTTTGGTAGCTCCAGGGGCTTTTCAAGTCCTGCTGCAGCCGCTAGCGTTTCGCGGAATAGGCGTTCTTCTTGATAAATAATGAGTTCCAAACAACGGCAAATTCCGTAGGTATAAATAGCGTTTGCTTTTTTCTTTGACGTGGCTGAAACGCGACCAAACAAAGACTTGTATTCAGTAGCAGTCACGCCAGCTGAAATGGAAAGTTCGTCAACGCCACCAAGGGCAGTTCGAATTTCTTCTCTATATTGACGAGCGAAAGAATTTTGGTCCCCGGTGATTGCATCAGGAACAATGTAACCAACTCGGTCGTTTGGCTCCAGGTTTGCAATAACGCGTGGAACACGAATCTGACCATCAACTCCACGAGAAATGGGATCAGATTTAAACCGAGACTGACTCAGTGCGCCCATCCCTGTAAAGCCTGAGTTAGCCGCAATAGATGGACGCTGTACAACAGATTCTCCACCGGCCTCCATTAGGTCGGTTTTTGGACGAGATGAAAGGAGGGTTGGATTACCAAAGAACTGCACGTTCTTACGCATGGTGCGCACGATTTCATCATGCGTGCAAATGTGATTGGCTAGCGCATCAAACTCACCAACACCTTCTGTTGCAAAGCCTTTGGGGTTATTAAAAATTTCTACGCAAGGAATAAAACGTAAGGTATTTTTAAAAGTCTTTGTTCGACCAGGGACTGTGTACTGGGGCTGCTCGAACGAGATTTCACCTTCAGAATGAGTTTCTTCAATAACATCTCGTTTAATGGACAAACGGATGTAACGCTTGGCGCCTTGCCCCATGGTGGCAGGACCGGTGAGGCTACCTGCTTGAATGTCTTGATCAAAACCAAAACCACGACGAACCTTATAGCTGTAAATGATTACAACTTCATCAATTTCGCCATCGATGTTGTAATAAGTTCTGTACTCGTGCCGACGAAAATAATAAAGTCTGTAATTGTTTTTGGTTGGACGAATATAAAAAAGACCTTGTCCATCACAAAGGAAATAATCCCAGATGGAATCTAGGCGCGTATCAATTTGGTTGTATTTAATTACGCGATCAATAAAGTCTTTGCGCTGGTTGCCGAAGTTATCTTGTGCCGGAAAAAATTCAACACCCTGGCGGATGCCAAACAATTTCATCTGGGCAAGATGGGACGCCACCACGCCGGTGTCAATCATTGACCCACCGTCTTTATCAAGGTAGGAATCAATAATTTCTTTAAGGCGTGCTTTAGCGTCGACAGCCATTAACTATTTGCCTCTTGCTGTAAATAAATCTTAGCAGTTTTCTTGTCTTGTTTCTTTTGCCAAAGCCAACGTTTAAAGTACGCAATTTCACCAGAAGTATAAAGCTCCGGATGTTTCAACGCTTCTTTAACGAGCTTTTTCTTTTTCATCAGGAGACTGTTTTATTTTGGAACCCAGCGGGAACCTGTTGTCCATATTGAGGACCAGCAAAGAAACCTGCATTACCCATGGGAACAGGTCCTTGCAATCCGCCAAAAGCAAGAGGAAGCTGAGGGCCGGCCCCGGGCATAATGCCACGACGACGCAGTTCTTCGTTCAGCTGTTGGTTTTGTTGCGTACCACCTTCGTAAAGACGCTTTAACTGTTCGCCGGAACGACCGCCCAGTGCACCGGAGCTACGGTTGATGTCAAAACTTGGATTACCCGCAAGCATACTGGGAGAAGAAAAGGATGCCTGCGGTGCCGCGCCAGAGGCAGGTGGCAAACCAAATTGCTCCCTAAAACCTGGAGGGGGAGGTGTCCCGGGTTGCTGCAGACGCCTAAGCAGCTCGCGATCCACAGGACGATTGGGAATGCCACCAGGGTTAACCGCAGCTACATTACCTGGCGCACCTGGGACGTTAACTTCACCGCCGTAAAACATTTCTTTATTCTCTTGATTTTTCTATTTTAGTCCTCTAATACCTCGTATCCCACGGGATCATGGACTTTTGACAGAACAATGCCATCTCCCCGCACATCCCAATTCAACACGTCTCCTTCTTGCCAGCCAAGATCTTCAATCACTTCTTCGGGTAAAACAATATATTGATCACCGTTTTCGTCTTCTTGAACTTCAAGAATGTAGCTCATTTTGCCAATAGCTTTTCCATAAGCTTATCAAGTTTATTGTTAATTTGCCTAAAGTTTTCGTGCATTTCTTGAATTTCCCTCAAGAAATCAACTTTTAAAACATAGTCAAGAGGCATGCGATTAACTTGATCTTCCAATGTGTCTAGGCGGCGTTTTTGAGATGATGTGTAATCAATTGCATTTTGAACGCGCTCACTTTGGCGATCGAGGATGCGATTAGCAACCCACGCACCTCCAGTAAGAGCCGATGCAGCTGCCGTAACCGCAATTGCAATGTACTCTGGGCCCACAACAAAAACTTTTTTTCTTATTCTAGGATTAGTAATCAAGCTGCAATTGTCCTTTTCGTGCTAATCCAGTAACAAGCCAGACGAGAGCGTCGACGCAATCGTCGTGACTGCTAACACCAAAGTTAGTTAGCTCTTCAAACAAAGCTGTGAAATTACGAAAACGATTAAAGATAATTTTGCGATCTTCAAACATGCCCATGATTCCACGGAAACGGGCCAGTTTATCAGCGCGGAAACCTTTGACAGGATGCCAGATTAAGTTGTAAAGCCCCTCGTTGTTTAAACAAACACGTTTAAAGTCAGCTTCTAAGGAAGCCTGGTACTGCACAGCTTCTGACCAAATATCACATGTTGAGTACGTTGGAAAATAATTGCCGTTTTCATCTCTACCTATGATGGACCAATCATTGAGAAGTTCTTTCATAGCGTCAAGTTTTTCTAAATTACCCATGACGCGTATGCGGCGGTAGTCAATGATATGAATGCGATCGCCAATACGCCCGCCAAGAATCATGACGGTGTAGTCATTCTTTTCTTTTGTGCCAGCAGAAAGATCAACACCAATACCAAGCGTATCGAACTCCGTTGAAATCTCGGCTTTTACGATTAATTCTGGAGCAAGCGATAGCTCATTTTGCCTGACAATTTGATTCATGTACTGAAAAGAAAAAGCAATAGGAGCTTGCCTTTTCTTTTCTTTTAGGTACTCAAGTGACCACATCTCTGGCCAGTAGGACTCCTCATCACCAGTCTTTAAATTGTTAAGGATTGCTGACAAAACAATCTGAGTCCAGTTATTTTGTTCGTTGAAAGTAGTCGCATGAATATCATCATGGCGGAAGCGAGTACCAAGACAAATTGCACGTCCGCCTTCGAACATGGTGGGTGCAATCACAGCATTCCAGTTATCCTGCATTGTTTTACGGATATCTGGATTGGAAATATCAGCTGCAGATTTAATAGCGTCATCAATCATCACAAGATGAGAACGCTTGGATGTCACTGAACCCTTAAGGCCCGCAGCGCAAAGAGTAAATTGCTCGTCACCTGTTACATCAATACCAGCAAACTTATGGTCAATGGACCAGTATTCATTACTGGTGGCATTTTTTAAAAGGCGAACTTTTGGAAAAACTTCTTGATAACGTTTGCTAGAAATAATGCGTTTAATTGTTGCCGACTTAGAACGCGCAATATCAACTGTGTACGACAAATAAAGGATCTGCAGGGGCATCTTGGCATGTGTGTGAATGCCAATTGCCCAGGCAGTTAAAAGTCCCAAGACGGTTGATTTGGCCGAGCCCCTTGGCGCCAAAAGGTCGATGTTGGGGCCAGCAATTTTAATTAGACAAGAGCTGTCTTCGTTTGTTACAAAGTGACGATGCCAGTCTTTATGGTGTTGAGCTGGTGGTTTATCCGCTACGTACTCACAAAAATATGCAAAATCTTCTTGCGCACGCTTTAACAGATCTTCGTTCTTAGGCTTTTTTAACTGCTGATTACGAGCAGCAGCTTTGGCATTACGCCTATGGGCTAAATGAACGTAGGAGGGCACAAGAACTATTCAGAGTATTACTGAATAGTAATCTATTTTGCTTCTTTGTGTTTTTTCTTTTGTTCTTGATATTTACGCGCTTTATCCAAAGCCGCCCGACGCTTTTCTTTATCGCTCATCTCTGAGCCATCTTCTTTCTTGGCTTCTTTCTTTTTGAAGTGTTCAAGAAGCTGCGGCGGCATTTTATTTTTAGACATCAAAACCGGCTCCCGGTATTACGGAGTTTGGCCAAGCCGCGAATACGCTCTTGGATCTGTTCGTAACCAGGAGAGCCCGCCGAAATGTTAGCGAGCTGAGAAGGATCAGAAATAAGACCTTGGCTAAATTCAACACCCTGGGTCTGAAGGGGAGAGCGAACGCCGGGACGTGCAGCATACATTTCCTGACGCATGATGGCATTAGGAGACATCGCAGCCCGCTCTCCAGTAACAGCAGGGTTGTCACTAGGGCCGCCAGCTGTAGAAGGCGTTGCACCTGCTGCAGCTCGACGCTGAGCCAAACCTTCTAGTTGACGACGCTTGGCATCACCGGCCAAACGAATATCTTTTGTTGCACCCATAACAACATTTAAGCAATAACAATATTTTAAAGCAATTTATTCCTCAAGCTGCATGCGTGCCCACACACTCATTGAAGCTTCTTCCAGGGGGCCTTCAATTGCATCATCTTTAAAGATGAACATTAACTCACGAATAGCACGATCAGCCCCAGCCATTAACAAACCCTTGCGATCTTTGATGGCTGTAAACTCTTCTACTTGGGCGATTGTGCCACGGAGTTCTTTTTGCATTGATGCAATGCGAGCGACACCGGCATCGCGTTTGACGATTCCTTGCTCTACGTCTTCGCGCAATTTACGGATATCTTCTTGCATCTCATCAATTTCATATAACAGTTTCTTGCGATGGTCAGGTTTAACGTAATGATCTTTAACCCAAAGATCACACGCAGTAATACTTCCTCGATAACCAAGGAAACGAGAATATAAATAAATTTCAACTACTGAGTAGTTATCTGCAGCAAACGCACAGAATGATTCTTGGGTCGAAGCGTCTAAATTATCGACCCAAGAATCAAATAACTCAATATCGATAAGCTCGTTGGGCCTGACCGTAGTCCCTGGCCTCGTCCCGCTGCCTGAATTCTTGTTCCTGCTCTTGGGAAGCACGTTGTTCCGTGGCGCCCCTGCCAATGGTTTCTCGTTCTTGTTCACCGGCTGTCTCCATTTTTTTCTTGGAAAACTCGTAAGCCACGCCAGCAGCTTGGCGATATTTGTCTAGATCGAACCAATCATCGACATCGACTTGCCCGGAGGGGACGCTACTGGTCATGGCTTATTAGTTTAACAAAAAAATTAGAAGTTGCTCATCATGCTGGCGAGGCCTTGAGCAAAAACGTCACGACGACCTTCGAGGGACGATTGACGTTGCTGACGACCTTTCGAGGCTTCTAGGCGACTCAAAAGCTGTTCAAACTTACTGATATCAAAATAGTCGTCAGCGGTGCCTTGACCAGTGGGAACAGAAGAAGTCATGATTTAAAAATCAGAAATTGCTCATCATTGTTGCAAGGCCTTGGGCGAAAACATCGCGACGACCTTCAAGGGACTTTTGGCGTTGTTGACGCCCCTTGGAGGCCTCAAGGCGATTCAGCAGCTGTTCAAATTTGCTGATATCAAAATAGTCGTCGGTGGTGCCTTGGCCAGTAGGAACAGAAGAAGTCATTTACCTGTTACAGCATGAAATAATTATAGCAATTTTAATTTAAAAATTAAAAGAGCCCACCAGGGTATTGTAAATACTGCCTTGAGATTGAATCTTAGCCAGCTCTTTAGAGCCTTCCGTTTTTAATTTTTGGACTTCTTTATCAATTTCGCCCTGAAGATTTGTCAGGCCAGCGCTGTAAAGAAACTGACGAGAATCTCTAATGTTTTGTGTTTGCTCCTCTAGTTCCGCAGGAGTGCCCGTAACAGGCCCAAAAGATGGCAAGGAAACTCCTGCACGATCAAGGGCATCTCCCTTTAATGCAGGCAGAAGGTTGGACGAAAAATTAAACGTACGTTGCCCTGTTTTTTTGCCCGCTGCATCAACAGCTTGTTTGCCAAATTTAGTGTCGTAATAATTATCTAAATAGCTCTGATTAAATTTCTCTTGATATTCAGAACCTTTATATAAAGCGTCACGAAGATCTTGGGTAGACGTGTAATATCCTTGGCTAAAACGCTCCATCGCCTTGGACTTCTCTTCTTCAGTCGCTTGCCGACCAAGAATTTCTTCATAGGCTGCACCAACGCCTGTTTGGCGGCGACCAGGAAGAAGCTCTTGTGTATAAATATTGGTTAATGCAGTAACGTCCGCCTCGGGCGGAGTCATGTCATACTTAGTTGCATAATCACGCAACTGAGAAGTCGCGGCCTCATAGCCAATTAAACCTTGGCGCAGTTGTGATTCAACACCTTGACGAAGGCCTGCATAACCAGAGGCACCTGCGGCTTTACGCGCTTCTTCTGCAGCTTTTTGTTCTGCACGTTCTTGTGCAGCACGCGCTTCGGCAGCCGTTTCTTTTGTTTGTTGATATTCTAAAAATTTCGCAAAAGTATTATCAGGGGGTGGTGCCTGATATTGAACAGTTTGACTGCGTCCGCCGCCCATAGTTTAGCCCGCCAATGCTTCTATATTAATACGCCTAATTGGACCAAACATCCCTGTCGGTTGTGCCATGTAGCCCGCAATTGTTTCTTGCATGCGACCCATGCGTTCACGCCGGTTTGCTTCCAACATTTCAGGCGATGTGCGGAAAGCTGTTTCCCAACGAGCTTGCTCACGGCCTAAGCCCATTTGCTTGGGGATAAACTCACCAAACTGAGCTCGTTGTGCAGCAAGTTGACGACCAAATTCAATATCAGGAGCAGTTGTTGCACCAAAGATGCTATTGAATAGACCTAAACCAAGTTGACCCTTTTGAGCTTCTCTGGCATTACGGATGGCATCCGCTTGCGCAGCCATCTGTGCGTTGGCAATAGACGCCTGGGTTTCAGCTTGGCGCTGAGCACCGATCATGCCAAAGATGCCTTGTCCAAGCATCCCAGCGCCTAACAGTGCATCATCAAATCCAAATGCCATTGGTTTTTTGCCGCCGCCTGAAGAACCAGAATTAAAAAAACTTGGTAACCCTTTTGTTTCGTAGGCCCAATTATTCATGACTTTATTCTACCTTACCTAAAAATAACGGTATTGCTGAACGGAAGAGCCTGGGATTTGCAATTGGGGGTAACTGGCAAGTGTAGAAGAATAGATGCCAGGAATTGCTGCAACTCCTTGATAAGCCATCGCAGCCCCAACGGGGCCACCGTATGGACTGGTGGCTATAGCCATGGTTTCAGGCAGGTTCGCCAAAGTTTGCCACATTAAAGCTTGCTTTGCTTTTTGACGGGATGTTTCATTGGCTTTTTGAAGCTGCCATTCCATGCCCTCTTTAGACTGCGCCCAACGAGACTGTTCAAGGATACCCGCTAAAGGTTCAACAAGAGATGCTTCAACCTTTGCGGAAGGAGATGTACGTTGCTGATATGTTTCGTAAAGTTTATTTTTTATTTCTGGCGTCCAATCTTTTTGAGGACCGTAAAAAGACTCGGCTTCTTTAACAAGATCTGAAAGCGGATTAACAGCAGGCATGCCAAAAGCGGGCAGCTTGCCGTATTTAAAGTTCGTTAAAGGTGTTTTTGTTTGTTGTTGGCCTACAAACTGAAATGCATCAAAAGCCATAATTACCTCAACACCACATTGGCATAAGGGTTGGCATTAATCATGGTTCGTAACGTTTCACCGGTTTGTGCTTGACCACCGGCAGCAAGTTGACCAGCTGTACCAAGAACACTTAAACGTGCAAGTTGATTACCTTGAGAAGCAAGCAATGCTTGTTGACGAACCAGGTCAGCGTTCTTCATTTGGTTAACAATAGGAAGATTACGCTGGAGATCAAGATAAGCTTGATCAGAATAAAACTTGCTTAAATCTTTAACAGCACTTGTTTCAATTCCGGTTTGTGTACGGAACTGACTAAGGCCAAGATCAGAAAGAGTGCGAGCAGCGGCAATTTGAGAAGCAAATTCTTGCTCTTTGCCTTTGGTCGGCATACCTGTTAATTGCTGACGGGCGTATTCAGCACCTTCTGCGCCAAGTTGAGCACCAGCTGTAGCACCAAAGAAAGGAGCCGCCGCACGGGCAGCTTTACCAACAAGGCCAAATCGGCCTGTTGTTGGAAGCAAACGAGCAAGACCAGCTGCACCAATGCCACCAATCGCAGCGCCACCCAGAGCGCCACCAGCGCCTACGGGGCGACCAGCAGCAGCTTCTGTCATGGCCGTAGTGACGCCAGGGATCAGTCCACCTACAAGACCAATGCGACCAAAGGGAAGTGCGCCAAGATCACCCATTAACTGCTGAGCGCCTTGCAGTGTTTGCCCGGCAAGCTTTTGAGCACGCTCTTGGGGAGAAATACGTGCAGTAGGAGCGACGGTGGTAGCGCCACGGGGAGCAGCTGCTTCTGCAGGAACTTCACCGGCACGCGCCCGACGAAGTAAATCAAGTTCCGGATAATAAGCCCGTGGATCAAGACCCGCTTGCAATCTTGCTAATTCTTCTGGGGTCATTATGAACGAATATGTTTTATTTAGTTAAATTCTATCAGTACTTAAGTTTTGGTATTGAGTTGTTGTTGGAAGTTGTGGACGATTAGCAGCAGCAATTGCTTCGTTTGTTACGTTGCCTAATGCAACACCAGCAAGAGATCCTGCCAAGCCACCAGCCATTGCTCGTGCAGCTTTTTGCCTTGGTGTTCCAGGTAGCCGTGCAGCTGTTGTTGCAGCAAGAGAACCGCCAGCAAAACCTCCTGCCATTGGAATATTCACAGGATAACCAAGGACACGAGCTTCCGGATAACCCTGAAGATTTTCCATGGTTCCTTTGACAACGCCAAGACCAAGCAAACCTTTTTCTTGGTAAAGAAAATTCATGTAGTTTGCATACCGCTCTGGCGTTAAGTTTGGAATTTCTTGTTTGGCTGTTGCGTACTTAAGCGGATCTCCTGTACGTCCCAGGAAGAAACGTTCAAACAACTCTTGTGTTGGCTGAGCAGTTTGCCTGCGATCTTCTGCACCTTTGGGTGAATATGTCTGAGCAAAGCCCGTGGGACGAAAAGCTTCTTCTGGGTTTGTAATGTCGTACGTACCGGCAGCTGCAATGGCGGGTGTTGCAATGCCAAGTGCAGTAACAGCTCTGGCAGTAGGAGACTTAATAACAGAAGGATCAACAGCTAAACCAACAACACGTTGGGCAACTGCTAAGGGATGATTCCAACGCCACCAATAAGTACGCGTACCGTCATTGGCTAAATCAATAAGAGTACGTGAAAGGTATGCGCCAGCAAATTGAGCTGGTGTTTGACGTGCTGTAATACCTTTTGCGGCAATAGCTTTTTTAAAACCTGGGTCTAAAATACTTTCTCCGTAACCAAGGCCTTCTTTCTGAGCCTTGGCAAACATTTGACGCTGCGTAACGTCAGCTGTTTTATAGCCTTGTTTAATATCTTGACCAACTTGTTGGAGAGATTGAAATAAATTCATTGTGCCCCCAAAGGACTACGCAGTTGCGCCAGGGTTTCGTCATAGCCAGGCATCAAACTACTCATATAGTTTTGTGGTTTGACATAGTTTCTTAGGAAGGTATGCTCAAGGCCTTGCATCTGGAATTGAGTTCCAGGAGCGACAGCTTGCGGTCCTTCAAGTTGATTAACTGCAGCACGTTGCTGCATTTCTTGCATGATCTGTTGACCTTGCGATTGGACAGTTGGTTCTGGATAAAGGTAACGACCAAAGGCTGCATCAACGGTAAACGGTGCAGCAATGGAAGAACCTAAATTTGCAGTTGTTTCTACTGCACCACGAAGTGTCTGTGGGCTAATTTCTTTTCCTAAAAGTTTTACAGGTTGAGTAATATATTTTTGTCCAAGTTTACGGGCTGCAAGAGTGGCTGGATAAGCAGCAAGAAAATCAGCTGCACCATACGCAGCCGCTGCTGGAACACTGCCAGAGAGTAAGCCAAAGCCACCAGCAAGAGCGCTTCCTGCACCAACTTGCGTCGCAACATCAGGATTGCGTTTAGCAATATTTGCAAGTCGGCTTAGAAGATTTGCCATATTATTTCAACTTTTTACTTATTCTATCGAGGGTTAGCTTAAGAGGCCCCAGGGGGAATATTGGTTTGCGTTTCGTTTTCGTTGGCAGTTGTTTCCCCTTGACGTTCTTCTGTGGTTTTTTGTTCTTCTTGCACTAAATTCTTGCGTTCTAAAAGCTCAGAAATCGAAGGTTTATCTTCTGCTTCGCTCTCTGCGCGTCGTTCAGCCATGCCCATGAGAAAACCGCGTGGATCAGGATTCCTTAAACGAGGCATTGGATTTTTAGCTGCCTTGGCGGGATCCATGGTTGGACTTAACTTATAAGCCTCTATCCAAGATGGATTGAAATCTGGTTGATCCTGCGGTCGCTGCATTGTACGTGCGCGACCTTCATCAAAGTCATAATCTTCTGGGCGATTAAACCGTCCCAGGCCAAACATGTCATAAGCTTCTGTTACTCCTTCATTGCCATCAAAGAACGGAGTATTAGGCGTAAAACTTAATGAGGGATTTAACGTAACCTTGCGCGTCATCATGCGCTTTAATAGGTCACGTTCAGTAAATCTAGATGGGTTCCAAGGATATTCACCCGTCTCAGGCTTTGCCTGAAACAAGTCACTAAAATCTAAACGTTTTGCAACCTGGCCGCCTTTATCAAAAGGATTTTGAACGTAACGGCCAAGGTCTAATCTGGCGTCTTTAGCCATTAGCTTTCTTTTTTACTTTTCTTTTTCTGATGCAAGCCTACTAACGTTTTGCGAAGATTGGCTTGTTTTACCGTCTTTTCATCATACTTTTCAGGATTTGATAAAACGTTTTCCTGAAGTTGAGCAGTAGTAATACCTTTCTTTTTGGCTTTAGCAGTGAAGGCGCCCTCCTTCATCTCCATGCCTTGAATCCAGTTCTTGTCTTTTTTCTTTTCTTCTGCCATGATTAAAGATTAAAACCAAGCTGACGAAGAACCTTGTTGGGGTCACGTCCTTCAATATTAGCGCGACGTAATGCTTCACTCACTTCTATAGAACGTTGCTTTGTTTGAGGAGTTGCAGCACGTGCACGTTTTGTTTCTTCGATATACGTTTTTAAGGCTGGGCCTTCTGTTGGCATGCGACGAAGGGGTGCCCTAGTTTCTTCTCGTTGTAAAGCAGTAGGGCGAAGCTCTGGATCAGCAATAGGATAATTGCGTGGTTCTATACCATAAACACCTATTGAAGAACCCGTTTGAGAAGCCGGGTCATACATAGCGTAATTACGACCGCCACCGGTTTTTTCCTCTTCTGATTGAACAGAACGACGACCTGTGCGAATTTCAAGAGTTTCTGGAATTGGTTGATTTGTAACAGGATCCACTTCAAAGAAAGGACGTACGCCTTCTTGTCTGTTAATTAATCTATATTGAGAGCCAAGAGATTCTGCCGACTCCATTTGTGCTCGAACAAAATCACGTTGAGCAATTGCATCGCCAAGATCAGCATTGAAAAAATCTGGATTTAAACCCTGTTTTTCAAACATTACTTTGTTAAGCATGCGAGTATAGTACCCGCCTTGACCTGGTTCATCTGCAGCTGCAAAACGAAGCTGTGGCTCAAGTTGGTCAATTTCCTTCAAACGATTTAAAACGTTTTGTTTTGCTTCACCAAGGCTGGAAATGCGATTGGTTAATTTGATATCTTTCTCAAAAAGATCATCAACAAATTCGCCTTGGCCGGTTGTTTGATAAAACATACCGGTTGGAATCTTTTCTTTATCTTTGAGCTCTGTTTGAACACGAGGTATAACAGTCAAAGGAGAGGAAGGAGCCTCTGATAAACGCGAAAGAACGGACGGATCACCTGTAGATGCGTAAAATTCCATTGCTTCGGCAATCTGTGGGTCTTCTCCCATAATCCGTTCACGCCTGTAACGTCCTGGTGCCACAGCACCAAGTTTTTCAAAACGCTGTTGAAGAAAACTTTGGGCCTTTTCTCGCAAACTACTTGCTGCAGCTGGTAATAAAAGAGTTGCTTTTTGTTCGTTAACAGCAGCAGGAGGAACTGTTGATTCGCCCCAAGGATCTCCAATGGTTAACTGTTTAATTAAACGACCTGTTGATTGATCTTCACCAGATTCAACCGCGTTAATAAATTGATTTTGACGAAGAGGTTCTTGCGCTTGTTGAATGGTAGTCAGCGACTCACCCTGCAGTTCAGCCAGTAATTGATCCGCTGTTTTTTCCAGGCGTTGTCCATAAGCCTGACTCATGCGAGATGTCAGCTCTTTTTTGCGAGATGCTTGCATTTCACCAAGCTCTTGCAACAAACGATCCGTTGGATCAATTGCTAATGCATTCTCAGTTGTACCAGGTGCTGGGCGTGATGGTGCTACGGGTTCAGACGCTGGCTCAACTGCAGCTGCAGCACGGCGAAGATTAGAAAGATCTTGTTGAACAACACCTTGGTTTGCACTACGACTAGGTGCTTTGGGTAATTCAGTTCTACCACGCAAAAAGCGACGACCTGCAAGACCAGCACCAATGGCAGCACCTGCAGCTAAGGCGGTTGTACCAAGGATTTGCAGAGCGTTGGGGCTTTGCTCTGGAGCTTTGAGTTGATTACGGCGAAATTCCAGAACTTCCGGCGCCATTTCCGCCCGTTCTTCCGGATCTTCAGGGATTTGGACCCCAGTAGCGCGGCTATAAGCGTAAAAATCAGCCGGAGAAAGGGCCATTGGAAAATATCTAACGTTTTTAAGGCTTATTTACATTGTATAAGGGGAAAATCTCGAATAAATAGGGTTTATAGTTAGGAAATACAGTGTTGATGCAACAAATGGACGCCGGAACACGTCAAAAACGTGTAGAAGCTCTTGAAGCTATCAAAAACAAAGCTATGGATATGGCTGTAAAGGGCCATGATTCTCTTGAAGTGCGTGACTTTGTAAAAGACGCCAAGATGAGTTTGGCTTATGAGCTTCCAGACGAAGAAGCGTTTGGTAAAGCAGCCAAAGCAACGCTCGCATACAAACGCAAAAAGGGTCAATAGATAATATTTGCAAATGTAAACATAAGGCCGGGGATAGACCCCGGCTTTTTTGTTGGAATTTTGGGGCTAATTAGGGAATTTACTAATAAAAACCAATTATAATTCCTGGTTTTAATGACATAACAGCCCTATATATGGCAATTAGGGATCAAAATTACCTGACGCTTCTCCCACCCATTGGCCGAATGTAAATGTGGGAAGAAAAAAAAAGAATGCGCGACGGTATGAAATTGTGAGTGTGAAGTTAACGCCCCTGACTACGTTGATGAGGAGTGTGTTGTAAGCACCAAGGAATTATCAAGGTTGGAAGTTTAGTGAGTTAAGTGTAAGAGGCGGAGGGGGCAGCGCCCCTGACGACGTTAAGAACAATTGAAGTTTATTGTTGCGTCAATTTATTTTTTGTTTTGACCGCGACGCATCCATTCGGACAATATTGATACAATTCTTAACATGATTTGGGCATTATATAGCGCCCGAATCTAGGAATTCTCTCCGTTTTGGCGACGGTTCAAATAAGACTGTTGCGTAAATTTTGTTGATATTAATGTGTTTATTTACTGACATATCGGGGGCTGCGCATCCGTATCACGCAGAACATTCCATCGCATTTAATGTTATGAACAAGACCAACAAGATGGCTATTGCTGCACGAGACAAAGCTCAAGCCATGGGCTGGGAAACGCGTATGAAACTGGACCAAAGCGACGTTCTTGACTGGGCAACAGTCGTTGCGTGGGCTCCAGGTTCTAAGCAGGCTCGTTACATCCGCTTTGTTGAAGAGCAGGAATCAGCCAAGGGCTGGATTGCAGTTGATCGTTATTACGAGAAACTGGACAACCACAACTGTTATTGCTGATCCGTCAAAGCGGGTTCCAGGGTGCAATCCCCTGGGCAGCTCTTGCCACCCACCGAGGGTGGCTTACATCTTGTCATGATTCGTTCCAGGCTATCTCAGCTTCTTGCCGTAGCTGCGGTCAAGGTTGCTGAGAACAAGACCCCTGACTACGTTCGTGCTCAACTTAAGCAGCGTCGTCAAGCATTGGTCGTTGAGATCAATGGCTATCGCGCTGCTCTCTCCAACATCATTGCACCTAATTGACCATGTTCATTTATCAACCCAACATCTATTCATCTGATCGTGTCGTTTGGTACGGCGGTGAATCAACCAGGCTTCACTATGAGCAGGAAGCCGTAGACGCCAACGGTTGCCCCGAGTGGTTGGACGTTGCTGTCCAAACACTAGGCGGTGGCATACCAGCTGGTGTATCTGAGCTTCATGCTGCACTGGTTGATTACTACAACTATTGCCAAACCACAGATCACATCTGATTTCTGCACTTAACCCTTCCGTAGTGGTATGCATGTACTACTGCGGTGGGTTTACTGCAGGATTCATTTATCCTGCTTCGTTCTACACCATTCAATTCCAATGTCTGACACCATCGCTAAGAAGCTGCCTGACTTCCAGCAAGTTACGTTGCATGGTCGTATTGCACACATGGAGCTTGTCGACTACCAGGATCAGCAGTTCCTATCTGTTGTCCTGGCTCACACCATTTCCGAGAATACGGATGTGCGTGTGCGTTTCACCAACTCCAATGGGTTGCTTACGGCTTTTGGCAACGGCAATCTTGTTGTCGGTCAAGAGCTCACCGTCAGTGGCAACATCAAAGGCATCCGTGCTTTCTACATGAAAGAGGATGCGTTGATGCCACTGAAGTATCCTGAGCTGCAGCTTCGTTGCACCGGTTACATCTTTGGTTCTAAGCCCCAGGCTAAAGCTGAGGTTGAAACACCGAAAGCTGAACCTACTCTTGAGGCAATTCCGTTCTGACCCTTGGGCTGACGGTTGCACATTCCCCTAGTTCGCTAGGGGTTTCTGCAGCCCTCACCAGAGAGCTGCCTCTATTACCCCAACATCTCAACCCATGAAACACATCATCAAACTAGGAGTCAATCGTTACTTACACCTTGACTCATATAAGACACATGAGACGCCGCTAGCCAACACTTCCGTTGGAGTGCTCGCAGTCTTGATTGCTGCACTCACCATGGGTGCCCTCGTTGGCGTCGATGTTACAAACCCTACTCAACCTACCAATGTACATAGCATTAGTCGCTGATCGCACTGGGCGCTACACCCATGTATGGGGTGAAGCCAAGACCTGGGGTCTGTTCCACGATCAACTCGAAGACGTTGGCTGCGAGGTGATCGAGAATCAGACCTACGAATGGTATGGCTGTACCAAGGAGGAAGTCGCTGAGGACTGCTTGTCAGTGCATCAGCTTCTCACCCATTCCGACTTTGTACCCCATCCGTAGCGTCCTGCATCATTTCAACACCACAGCTGGGACTTGCGTCTCTGCAGGTTCCAGCTATCCTCTACTTGCATTCACTGCACAACACACCATCTAACCCATGGAAGCACTCTCTCAACTCGACATTCAAAACCCTGATCACATCTCCGTGATTACCAGGGAAGACAAGCTGACTGTATCTGTCGTCAAAGACGGCGTTTCTGTCACGCTTGGTTTCCCGATCAACACAACGTTCAATACGACCCCCAGGCCCCCGCTGCAACAGTCGGCATCACAGATGATGGCTGTTAAGAACCAGGTTTCTACTGGTGTGCGGCCTGTGAAGAAGCGGTCTTCACCCATTGGTAACGCAAAGCTTAACAATGATCTGGTCCGTGAAATCAAACTGATGCTAGCTGATAAGGAAACCATGACTCGTTTTGGTTCCAGGCAGCAAGCATACGAAGAAATTGCACGGGCCTATAAAGTGAGTCATCACACAATCTCTAACATCCACAAAGGTCTGGCTTGGCGTCAAGTCAAGCTTTGATCTTTGTACTT